ATCTCTATCATACGATACCACTGGCGCATCTTCTGGTTGCGAGGCTCCCAGTATCGCTTTAGTATACCACAGCGAGTCATTACTTCTGACGCTGAATCTTTTATTCTAGGCATTATTAGCCTCCTTCAAGGCTCTTCGCACTTTTTTAACACTCTGCATATTAGTATCATACTTGCACTTATCAAAAGGACAGGTCAGGCAATCATTATGTAGTTCACAGCCAGTATCCTGCGCCAATCTATCTAATTCTGCTGGTGTTAGATATGCCATTACAACTTCCCCCATGAGTCTGGCCAGCCTGCACTACCTACATACCCTCTGTCTAAGGGCATTGCGTTCCTGCATACCACTGCTATACAGGCAGCGTCGTGGTGGTCATCTGCACCTACCACAGATATGCCTGTTCTAACTGAACTATTCCTTCTAATATTTTTGCACTGAGACCAGAACCTTATATCGCGGCAGGTGATGTACTCCATATTTCTACTCAATTCAGTTATCATATAAGGCTTAGTGCTGACATTAGTTTGCCAACCTACAGCCCTAACAACTCTGCCATCCCGAGGGTCTTCACGGTAGTAGAGGCTAGGCCAGTCTCTAAGATGGCTTACTATATCCAGATTGTCCTCTGGTGCTATTACAGTATTCTTGTATACTGTCCTAGATGCCTCCTTGCAGTATTCTGCCATCTCCCACTCATCATACCAGCCTGCTAAAGTTGCACAGTGAAGCATCTCAGGAGGAATTACTTTGCCATCCTTCTCCTCATAACCTTCCTTAAATGTCCACCAGTGAGCTACTGATTCAGATGTCTTGCCTTTGCCAGGGTCTATAGAGCATAGATAGCCTTTACCTTCCTCAGAAGGATACCAGATATCCAAGGTAGCACTAAGACCATTCTTAGGATTTACTATATTCTGCTGAATAGGAGCAGGGTAGCACTCTCGTATCTTCTGAGATATGATGTCTATATTATAGGCTTGGTCTCCAGCAGTAAGGAAACAGCTCTCATCATCTTCTGGATTCTCTTGAGGGAAGATGAATATGGTCTCTCCTGTCCGTCTCATACTAGCCATCTCGGCTATCTTGTATCTCCTCCATCTAATCTTACTCATGGCATCAAACTCGTCAAAACCGTAACTATTCATTAGTAGCATAATAAGATTTATCTCATCTGGCTGTAAGTTAGGCAAGGGGTGCTGGTCATCTCCTGCCAGGCAGAATGGGTCATCAGGATACATGATATATTCAGGATGAATAAACCAAGGATAAAAGTGAGGCTTATAGACTGACTTAGATACTGAGGTTCCTTCCTTGGCTGCTCTATACATCTCACAGAAAGGTTCATCTTCACCGTTAGCAGTACTACCAATTCTAATCTTGGTATTCGGCTTCAAAGGTACTCTCTGCACAGCTGAGGCAAACACTAGCTCATGCGTGCCTAAAGGCCAGAAGGCATACTCATCTAATAGCAGATTATGTATAGCCTCACCACGACCTAGCATATAACTCCTAGCAGAGAATATATACATACTAGAATAGAAGTTAGTAGCTTTATCTTCCCAACTAAGCTCAGTGGCAGACTTGTGGTCTAGCTTAGGGATAGTAGGAATCTTCCTCTGTAGACTTTGATGATAGCGTTTAGCCTTGAGAATCTGTCTCTGTGCTGAGAACTCATCATAGCTGATAATAACTGACACAGTTCCATTGACAGTAATATTATCCAGATAGAAGTCACCAAGGATGATAGATGTGAATCCTACCTGGCCAGGCTTTACATAGATATCTCGCCAGCTTGAGGTGAGTAAAATGTCATCTTGAATAGGATTAGGCGCAAGCGGAACTGCCTGCCTATCCTTATTTACTATCTCTAGTAGTGTAGATAATGCTAGGCGTCTGTCAGAGAACAGTGCTCGCATAGCGCCTTCTATTGTGCCAGTGACCATTCTACTGCTTCTCGTATCCGATTACGAGCTCACTCCTATCTCCACCATACTTTTCCTTAGCTTTCCTCTCCAACTCGCTTAGTGTAGCTGGATGTTTACTAGTATCATCATTGAAGTCAGGCATACTAGTCTCACCATAGTCATAACTGTCTCCCTGGTTGGCATCTCGGAAAGATACATTATGTAGTAACTCTATATAGACAAAGTCAGGGAATAGCCCTAGTATCTCTCTGATTGTAGGTATGTCCAGTTGCTCTCCCTCATAGTGTATCTGCACTACTGGATTAGTACCAGGTTGCAGAACCCTCCTCATTGCATACTTGAGCTTTAGGTTTTTGAATATTCTATCTAGTTCTGGTTTTGCCGTAAACTCACTCCACCCCATATATTTATCCTCCTTTATTATAGTACGCTGAAATCAATATAGACAATATAAATATCAGCAACGCCTTGGGTTAAATCTTCTCCTCCAATAGTAGCAATAATAGCAGTTGCACTAGCGTAGTACTTTGGTTGTGGTCTATCATCAACAGTGTTATATAGATATTCACCAAGAGCAGAATAGCTACTAACTTTCCAACCTGTCGTAGTGATTATCTGACTCTCAATAAGCCCATCTGGGTCTGCAGCATCGCCAACTACAAGAGTCGGTGTTGTTCCAGCAAATTGCGTAGTTATATTCATCTGAGCGGCAAATATCATACTGCCAGCTGGGATGGTAAGTAAGGTAACAGTAGACGAGTCGTCATAGTTTACTGCCTGCTTAATTACCTTATAGCCCTGACTTGTGTGGTTCTGAATGGAGGCGTCAGGAAATGTTACCCCAATACTGCTTATCTTGGTCTCTGCCATTCACTTTCTCCTTGGGCTGATGAGGCTTCTCAAATCCATCACATATATGCTTATATAATATATTGCCGTTTATTCTGAACAGTGTAGGTGTTATCTTCTCCGCAACCTTCTTAAGCCAGTCATGCACACCTTCCTCCACTTCCACATTATCTTTATCCTCGGCAGCATCAATAGCCTGTGCTAGCCTCATACCCTGGATAGAGTCATCCTGTGTCTGGATGGGAGCATTATTAAGTATCCAGCGTAGAGTGTGCCTGAACTCACCACTAGGTGCTAACCCATCTCCCATTGGTATAAGAATATCATCTCCCTTGTAGCCCTTTACTGGTGCGTTACTAAATACTTTCATACTACCTCCACAATTGGAATTTCCTTAGCTAACTTCTGTGTTTGGTATTTATTCACTGTATGCTTAATGTCGTTTATTATCTCTGCCTTAAATGCTTGTGATGTTGCCTCAATACCTTTTATTGCCGCATAAGCCTCTAACACTAGGTCTACCTTGTTGTCTGGTATTGCTATATTTAGTTCTGCCATCTAGTTCCTCCCCATTGGTAAGGCTAACTCCAGGTCATCTAGCCTCCTACCTAATATATCGAGCTTCTCCCGATTCTGATATACTCCGCCAGCTAGTAGATACATCATCTTCTGGAAGTTAAGCATCCAGCCAGAGCCAGTATCCTTGCGCTTCATAACGCCTATCTCCTCAAGTGCTTCCAGCTGCCTTTCGCTAATACCTCTCCTTAGTATCACAGCATCGTCAAACTCATCAAAGGCATCACCAGAAATAGCAGCATCAGCGTCAATCTCACCAGCACCAGTGATAATCACAGCCAAGTTCTCAGCACCAGCGTTTATAAGCCTAAACTCATAGATGGCATCTTCCGTCTCATCCGTTACGTCTGGAACCTTACACTGGATAGAACCCATAGCAATTTCAGTATCAGCAGGATTGCCGTTTGAGACTACTGTGTTACCTAAGAACTTGATAGCCCCAACTATGTCATTATCTCCTGGCGAAGAGGAGTTATGGTATAAGGTAAGAGCTGGGCCTGCCGTACCTGACCAAGTGCTATTAAACCGCAGACCAGCGCCACTACCAGCAGTATTTACAACTAGACTACCTACGTAGCATTCCAAGGTTGCCCCAGCACTAGTAAGACCAAGTATAGTTTTCCACGCATTACCCTGATAGCCTTTGAAGTTGATGATGGTGTCCTTACTGGCATTACTGACATCATTGGCAATGAGTTCTATGGTAGCCCAAGTTGTAGCAGTATCAGTGTCAGTCTTACCTAGTGCATCTATCTGGAAGATAATATCATCATCCTGCTGAGTCGTCTTAACTTGTTGACCGATTAACTTAGCAGCAGTCGTACCATCCTGTGTAGACTTAATAAGTAAGCCTTCCCCTGCTCCAGTTGTATCTATCTCAGCACTGTCAGCTCCAGCATCAAGGATTTGACTAGTTATAGTTATAGTCCCGCCAGCAATAAATGCAGGTAGAGTCAAAGCAGAAGCGGCTGTTACTGAACCACTTATATCAGGAGCAGATAACTTCACTCCAGTTGATTGCCAGGCAGCAGTAGTAGCAGCAGTAGCAACCAGTACCTCACCAGCAGTCAGACCAGCAAGGTCTAATAGATTCAACTCGGCTGCGGTGGCAGTAACATCAGTTGCCCCAGCAGCTAGCAGGTGAGTAATCTGGGCAGCCCAAGCAGGGTCATCTGCTCCCATAGTAAGTATATGACCCTCTGTGCCTTTAGCTAGTCTGGCAGGAACTGAGGCATCACGA